TAGATCAGTAGTTCCATATTTCAAATAATAAAAATGTCTTGCGTATGGTTGTTTAATTTTTACTTCAACTTTTGTGTTGATTGTGTCCAAAATAGTATTTCTATTAGTAAAATCAAAAGTAAATTGTTGTGTTGACTCTTCTCTGTAAAGGATTCCGTCGTCTGCAAACACACTTACATTTGAATATGCCCCTGTAGGATCCAATATTTCTTTGGCTCTGGAGATACCTGATGCTGACCTATTTGATGATCTTACTTTGATTATTTCTTGAGATGCTGATAGAGGTACCACTTGATAGTCTTCTGCTGTGATCATTCTGTTTTGAGAATAATAAACCTGAGCGGCTTTTTCTCGTATAGAGTCGTTGGATTCTGTAACAGCTGAATTGTAAACTGAAGATTGCAAACTCATTGACACAGTCAAAGACTGGGTAGCACCATTTTTATCTTCGTACGGTACCACTACTTGAACATTAGTCATATCTCCTGGCTGTATGGCAAACTGGGCATTATCACTTATCCTTGTGTACACTCTGAATGTGCCTAAAGGCAATGCACTGAAATTCCCGTCACCAAACACAAGATCTATTTCATCATTGGCTTTTGTTACCACGTTATAGATGTTTCTTTCTGATTTGGCCAATGAATTGTAAATTACGTTGTTGCCTTCAACTGATGGCACTTGTTTCCATTGTTGAGCAATGGCTCCAAATTCATCTAGTTTGTACAACCAAACATCTGAATTATTGATATTTGGAGTATTGATACTTTTAATGAAGTTGGTCACTGCTGTCTCAACAGTAAAATCTTCAAACTGCATTGAACCTTGTTTGAACAGCATAAAATAACCTGTGTTGTTTGAACTGTCTCCAGATCCATCAGATCTAAAAGTGTATGTCAAACCTGTTCCGTCAACAGGAGCAGATTCGTAAATGCTTTCTGAATCGTTTATTGTAGAAGAAACAATTTCAAAATTTCTTGAGGTGCCGCCTATGTTGGCACTAAAATTAAAAATAGGTAAATCAGTTTGGCTTGAAGACAATGTATACACTTCAGTGGATATTCCTCCAATTGCGCCTGACTCTCTAGGGTTACCAATAAGTTGTCCTGTTTGATTTGCTGAATTTAAAATTGCTGTGAATTGTTCTCTGTAATTGTTGTTTGCTGAGTCATTCCAGATTATAACTTCATTAGATAAGTTAGTACCGGTGGAATCAAAAACATCTTCTGTTGTAGAAAGTGAATCAATTTTTAATAAGCCTGTTGCTGGTTGATTTCTTTTGGCATTGTAACTAATTAATCTTGCCAATCTAAGAATACTGTTTCGTCTTTCAGCTGTTTCCAAAAAGTTTTCTCTGGCATTTAGATCAACTCTGAATGACAGTGCCTGTGCTATGTAGGCGATCAAATCTATTAGGGCAACATATTCAGAACTTTCTACAAAATCATTGAAATCATCTGGATAGTTTTCTCTTAGGTATGCCACCATTGTTCTACGTAGCGTTTCAAAATCGTAGCTTTTGAAATCTGCCTGTTGAAATGATTGGTAAATCTTACGCCAATCTTCGGCAACTAATAATCGGTTCTGTCTATCTGTTGTGGCCATACTGTTTGTATGGATATTTATGTATTAAATTAAGTGCGTATATTAAGTTAGATTAGCTAAAGTGTTTTCATCAAAAGCAAACCGTAGTTTTTCAGTGATATCTAACGGAATATATCGTATTGTGGCCTGTATGGCTATGCCTCTATCTGCTTCAGTAAGTAGTACTTCTTCTGTAGCAATACGCGGATCTGCATTTAAGTTCTCTGTGACATCCTCGATAATGGCTTCTTTTGTTTCCTCTGTAAGTGGTTCAAACAATGTGTCGTATATAATTGTGCCAAACTCAGGATTTTCAACCCTTTCACCTTTTCTTATACTCAAGCGGTTTATGAGATCCTGTTTAGCACATTCAAAATCATAAATTTTAAAATTCTGTCTTTCTGCCCTTGAGGAAAATCCTTTATATGTGACTGCATTATTGCCGGTGTCACCATTACCAGACGATCCACCACCACTACCGTAAGCCATTAGTGTAATCTCCTAAACTCTACATCAACTTTATTATAATCAACTGCGTAAAAACCTGTGTTTGTCATTTCTGTTGCCCATGGAACTTCTTGTGCCATTACACCTTGATAAGTTCCTTCTATATCTTTGTATTTAAACGAATAGATGTTTACACCCATTGGCGATGTGCCTATTTTTTGTACTTGTTCTTTTAATCTTGCATCACTAAAGAATGATTTGAATGCACTTCTAAATCCTCTGTTAACAGTGGCCGCAACTTGCGATACTTTGCCTTTGAAAGTCCCTCTCATACTTGGTGGTATGCTGTTGCCTGAAGATCTTGTAAAGAAATTTCTTGAGTTTTTAACCACTGACCCTATGTTTGAACTGAGATTTGAAATACTAGCACTAGTTAATTTTCCACCTGACACTTTGTTTATAATAAAATTTTTAACATCTGTTTTTGACAAATTAGGTACAACAGATTTTACGTTATAAATTTTATTATATTTGCTTGTAAACTCATCTGATAACGTTTTAGCTTTATCTAAACTAATTTTATTTGGTGAATACTTGGCATATTTTGTCGTCAATTTTTTCAACTCAGCAACATCAGGGGCTACCGCTTTAAGTGCTCTATTAACTTTGCTTGCAATCACTTGTGTGTTTTTAACTATGCTTTCCTCTACTGATATCCCAGCAATTCTAGCCTCTCTACGATTAAACAAATTATTTTCTTCTAAAACTCTAATATCTGAATTTGATAATCCAACTTTGTTTTTTAATTTTGTTGCAATATTATTCAATTTACTTCCACTAGACTGTCCAATAATAGGACTTTTTATACCTGGCGGAAAGTTATTTTCAGCAATGTATTTTTTTTGATCTGTTAAGAATTGTAAATTTCGAATGTTTTTATCTTTACTTAATCTGTTTTGCTGTGCCATATATTCTAAGGTACCTGGAGTTTGTGACAATCTTCTCCACTCGTCTTCGTTTTGCCATTGCGACACATCTTCTTGAACGCCAGATGGAGCTCTAGTAAATGGTTCGTGTGTGACAAGATTTGCTATGGTAGTTTTTGTAGATGCGGTGTTAGCTTCTAATCGTTCGTCCTTACCTACAGTAATATTGACATCATTTTGCGACGTGTCTTCAACTATACCCATAGCTTCGGGAGTTAACCAACTAGGTCCCCACGTTTTTTGTGCCTTGACAGAATTAAAGTGCACCTGTGGTCCTGATAGATGTATCGCTCCTCCACCTCTACTAGCATTAGCACCTGCTCTCTGATTTGGATTCTGGGGTGGTTCCGGAGCCGAGCCGGATCCAATTAGTACATTTCCGTTTGTGTATGCAGTCAGACCTTGCAATGCGTAATCACTTATTACTCCTGCTTGTGAGCTATTAAAAATTCCTTGTCGTCCCATGTTCATCAAGTAAGTGTCAGCATTATTGACCACACTGCCTTCTGCTGTAAATTTTATATCATTAGCAGAATGAAAATTTATATTACCGTCGGAGTGTAGATCAAAGTCTCCACTTGACCTAATATTCAATCCGTCTTGTGCGTAGATATAAATCTTTCCTTCAGGAGACATTTCTATCCAGCTATTTCCTGAGCCATTGGCCAAGTATACAACACCCTCAGTATCATGCATCAGCAACTGGTGACCTGATGCTGTTCTGAGTCTTGTCAATTGATTTTCACCTTGAGCATCTCCGTCATCCATCACAAAAGTATGGCCAATTCCTCTTGATACAAAATCATTTCGTGGCTTGTCTTTCACGCCAACTGGTTGCTCTGTGGTTGATGTGTCTATTGGACCTGGTGTGCTAAGACCAAACACTTGGCTTGGTGTTTCTCTACGTGCTGAACTGGATGTTGTACCACGCACATCATCAGCACTGAGTCCTTGTTGTGCTAAAATATTTGCCAACGGGTGAATTGGTTTGTTAAATTTATCATAATTTAATTCAGGAGAAGCCTTTGGATCTGCTCTGTTTAATTCTCCTGAAGGAACATTTTTAGTGCCATATGTTTTCTGTTTATCTACATCAGAACTGAATTGCCCAGCGGCACCACCTGAACTTTTGTCCCAGGTCTTTTCACTGGCCGCAATGCCAGGAACCATATGATTAGTCACAGGATCTTGTACACACCCTATCCAAAATGCTTGATCCATTTTGCCTTCAGCAAATATCACCAGTACCTTAGTGCCTATATCAGGTGGCACTGCCCAAAAACCATAACTGTGTTGACTAGCTGTGTATTTGGTACTGCCTGGAATGTTGTAAGATACATCTTTGTTTCCAAAAAATGGAGAAAGATATTCGCAAGTAATTAAATTATCCGCAACTGGATCTGTGGTTTTACTAAGAGCAGGGATATTTACTTGCAGACGTCCCATATACAAAGGATCTCTGTTATTTTTTACCACAGCAATATACGGACCAGGTTCTTTTCCTGCCCACGAGTCATCAGACCCTGGTGCTTTGGCAGTTGAAGAATGTCCTTGTAAATAATTTGTGCTTGACATATTATTAATTAATACTCCGTTTAGATTCCTGCATCTCTATCTGGATCGTAGCTAGTTCCGCCTCCTCCAGCAAATTCTGTTGCGTGCGGTATTCTGTAGGATTTTGTGCCTGTATGAAGACCACCTGCACCACCGTGATAGGGAGTTGAACCTTTAACAAATTTTTCATTTACTGTTGTTCTTGTTCTATTACCAGAAGGCGTCACTTCTCTATCTTGATTATTAAATCTTGTCATTGTCAATTCTTGGGTAAATTTCCCATCAGAGAAAGTGTTTACCACTTGATACACTTTATACAGTCCAGAAAATGAAGCTTTTTGTTTTTCAGAAATGTCATATGTACCTTTTCTATCGTTAACATCATCTGGCACAACAAAATTTAATAATGTAACTGGTTCTGCCACCTCAGCATTGTAGCATCTAAGTTTTGGATTCCAAATGTTAGTTGGATCGTCACCTGTAAAAAATGCTTTATTATCGTCTGTGGAAATCCCTTTTGATTTCTGTGGCTTTGGAGCTGGTGGAATAAATTGTGACTGTCCTAACCAAGCAGGATCACCTAATATTTCCATTCTCACTACTACCATATCAGCCTGTGGATTAGTAATATAATCAAAAAATTGATCTAATTTGGCATCACCTGGGCTGGTTCTATTTGCATTTGCAGATTTATGCACACTTACCTCACTTTTCATATTGAACACATCTCCAAAATTAGGCAGTCTAGGGTTTATAGGTCTTCCTGAATCTTCTGTTTTAGGGCTTTTATCTTTTTTCAATTCTCGTCCGCCATCTGGACCTGCATCTTTTAAAACAGATTGAAAGTATGCAACCTTGTAATTAATATCTAAATTTAAAATATCAATGTTGTCGCCCGTAAAAATATAATTGTACTCTTTTGCTATGTAGCTACTAAAATTTTTCCCTTGGTGTAGACCCGCGGCAACCACGTTGTATGCACTTATAAAGTATGGTTCAACAACAATCTTACATATCTTAGGATTAGTCTGTCTTAGCCTATCAAATTTCCCAGCTATAGGTTCAATACTAGAGCGTATACGGAAGTATGTAAAATAGGTATCTTTTCCTGCATTGTAGTCACTTAGATCACCTGTATCTTTAACTTTTTGTGCCCACTCTTCAAATTTTTTGGTTCCGTATCTTGGGTGTGCTTTCATTAAGTTTTCTAGTAGCATCATAAGATTTGTTTTATCAGTAAATTTTATATAATCAGTTTCAATACCTGCGGCTAAAAATTCTCCTGCATCTGCTCCGGTAGCTCCTGGATCAACCATGCCTGTTTGACTTAGAAGACTATAATTTAATTTTTCATTGGGAAACAAACTTTCATCGATTGTTATTTGGTATTGATCTGGTATCTCAGTAAGCACAGCCTCACGTTCTTGCTCGTTCTGTTTATTGAGTACTTCGTTTAGATTAGCAATTACTTCAGCTAAAGTTCTACTTTTAGAACTTAATTGTCCACTTGTTCTCGGATACATATAAACATTTGAAAATCCAAATTCATTGTAAGGAATAGCTTCAACTTTATATACTGTGCCTCCTTGATTAACATCAATGTCCATTCTTACAAGTTTTATTGGAATCACACGTTTAGTAATATCACTATTTTCAGTCATTGGCTTGCCTTTTTCATCAAAGCCCTTAAATTCAATTGTAAGTAAAAACGGTGCATCCAAATGATCTAAAAAATTATTTTTAGCCGCCGCCGCTTTTATTTTTTCTAATAAAGTTAATCCAAACGGTTCAACCAATTCCATGCTAAGAGTTGATGCACTTGTAAATCGTCTTTTTTCGTTGTATCCAGGTATAGTATTGATAATTACTTCCTGAAAATATAAATCGTTGTTTTTATTAAATTCTAATTCAGCTTTATAAAGTGCATCTCTCACACTGGTGTTTTCTTCAATAATTCTTTTGTTATCGCCTGTAAGTCCTCTACCGCCACCACCAGGTGGACCTTGTCTATAATTTGCCGTTGACCCTATACCGCCACTTTGTGCAATAATATCGTGAGGCTTACTTGTAAAAAAAGTTTGTGGGTTACGTATCTCACTTTGACTTAAAGCAGACAGAGTGAACAAAGTATTATAACTGGCAAATTTATGAAGAATATTTGGATCAGGTTCTCGTGGTCGTTCAGTTTCGCTTTGTTTTCTATATGGTCCTGCAGGGCCGCGGTACGGAGATGAACTATCTTTTGTAACAATTTTTTTTGTCTGGTTAATAAAAAAGCCAGCATCAGGACCATTAAAATTTTTCATTTTATATTCCCAAATCTTTTAATACATTATCTTTCTTAGGCAGTTTTATTGTTACTCCAGGTTTGAAATCGTATATAGGATCTTCTATTTGATCATAATTTCTTTGT